TGTGAGAAGGGCTATCCAGATATGGATAGCCCCTCTGATCTTCGTGTTTTGAAAACCATTCTTAAAGAAGAAGGTATTACTATACCTCAGTTCCAACAAGTAATATCTGAACAAGAAAAATCAGACGAACTTACTATAAAAGATATAGAAGATATCTTAAACCAAATTAAGGATGATAAAGCAGCTATTAAGAAGATATATAACTTTATATCTAATAGACCTGGAGAAAAAGGGTTCTTTGGAGTAGCAAATGATTCTAATGTTAATGATAAAACTGTAGATACATCTAATGCACCTCAGGTTATATTTGATTTATTATCTAATAGTGGTGACTTAAAAAAATATTTAGATTTTAACAAACCCGGATTTGGAGAAATTGGTAAAGAAGGTAACTTTTTAGATTTCTTTGAAGGAAAATCTGGGATATCTAAAGATACCCTTACTAAAATGTTTAATTTTTCGGGGAAAGAAAGTGGTAGAGGTGTAGGTAAAGGAGAAGTAGCTATGGCATTGTTGTTTAAAGATGTTAAAATGGCTGCTGCTGGGGGTGGTGATTTGAATTGGGGAGGAAAATCTTTAGAAGTTAAAGGTTCTAGTGCTCGTTTAGGAGGAAGAGATAGAAAATTTGAAGGATTTGAACGTACCGCTTTAGGTCAATTAGCTACAAAATATGATAAATCCGATACAAAACTAACAACTCTTATTCCTAACTTAGCAGATGAAGAAGGTTTAGATAAAAAGGAATTATTAGATGCTGTGATTGATTTTGAATCAAAAGCACATCCTAAAGGAGATGCTAAAAAATATTTTACTGAGGATATTTTAGATAACCCAATTAAACTCAGAAAATCATTTACTAAAAATTTAATTAAAAATTATTCTACTAGTAAAAATATTGATCATTTTATTTGGTGGAATTCAGATGATATATTTGGTAAATATTTATCATTTAAACCTGAAGAAGCAGATGACTTAGTTGATAATGGGTCATTAAGAACTAATAATATATTTGTTTACCAATTAGATCCTTCTATTTCTAAACCTTAATTTGGCCTTTCATTTTTTTTATCGTATCTTCCCTTACTGTAGGGGGGAGGGGGAAAAGCGCACCGGTTCGCATAATTCGCATCATGTCATTAAACAGTTTCTTCGATACCATAGATACAGACGCACAGTTCGATGTGTGGCGTAATTCTATCAAACAAAAATTAATTCACTTAAAAAACACAATTCCCCTAGAGAATAGGCTGGAATTACACTATGTTGGTGAAACATTAGAATTTCTTGATTCACTTAATATTTTAAGTAGTGAATTTTTAGCTCATAATCCTGAAGCACAAAGTAAAACTCATTTCAAAGAAAGATTAAGAGTATGTAACTCTTATTATAAAAAATTTGGAAGACGGTAAATTTATTCGTATATTCAACTAAAACATTTAATATGGCAAAATATAAAAGACAGTTACAAATCGCACTCGATCGCTTGGATCAAGGATTATCTCGTGTGCATAGTATGGTGAAAAGGGGAAAAAATGCTGAGGCTATCCACTTTATAGAAAATGATTTAAAGGAATTGTATGATGAACTTCAAAACATTATTAGTATTACCCCAGAAACCGATCAATCACGAGTAGGATTTTTAGAATGATAGGAGCAGAACAAATTAAGGTTAATTTTGAAACCTTTAATGGTGTTTTAGAAACAAATTTTGAAGGTGAACGCCTAGAAAAGTTAAAAACACTTACGGATTGCTTAAAAGAGCGAATGATGTTTGCTCCTGCATCCACTAAAGATTGGTTTAATAATGCTTTTCCAGGGGGTTATTTAGATCATATTTTACGTGTAAATAAAATAGCTAACCAATTACATAAATTATATTCATTCCATGAAGCTAATGAATCATATACAGTAGAAGAACTTAATTTTGTATCTCTATTTGGTCAGTTAGGTAAATTAGGAGATTGGGATAGTGAGTATTTTACTAAAAATAATTCTGATTGGCACGTTAAGAATTTAGGTATGGTATATAAATTTAACGAAAATGTACCAGCTATGAAAATTTATGACCGCACCATGTATTTACTACAGGATGCTAGTATTAAAATTTCACATAATGAGTATTTAGCCATCCGCAATCAAGAAGGTTTATTTGATGAAAGTAATAAATTTTATTTCTATAGTGGTCAAAAAGAAACTAAACTTAGAACCCACCTACCTTTACTCCTCCACCAAGCTATCCAAACAGCCCAAGAAATTGAATACCAAATTTGGAATTCCGGAGGTTCGGTTGTACAACAACCGTCTAAACCCGCAAATGCCTCCAAAGCTGATAAAAATTTAAGGAAGGCTAAAGCGATAAACGTAGAAAATAATCCTAATTTCAACGAAAAAACTAAATCAATTATTGATTCATTCTTTACTGACTAATGGAAATACTAATTGGAATATTATTAGCCCTACTAATTGTAGCTGGATTTGCTATTCGTAATTTAATTAAGAAAAACGAAGAGTTAGAAGATTTTATTGTTAAACAAAGTGAAGCTATAGATTCTTGTGATAAGAGATTAAGTAAAATAGACGATAAAGGTTTCTTTATTACTGATGATGAAATTGGTTGGTTTTTTACCGAAGTTAAGAAGATACAGGAGGCACTAAACGAATTTCGCCTCCGCTAACCTAAATGGCTAAAAAAAGAGGACGCAAAAGTAAAAGACAATATTTTACAGAAGATACAGAGCACGCAATAATAGAATATTTAGCGAGCGAAGATCAAGCAGAGAGAAATCGGATTTATAATTCACGAATTCACCATTCGTTTTATAAGTTAGCCGAGAATCTTATTCATACATTTAAATTTTATTACACCGAAGTAGATGACCTCGAGGATTTAAAACACGAGGTTATCTGCTTCCTACTCGAGAAACTTCATTACTTTAAAGCAGGTAAAGGTAAAGCATTCTCGTATTTTAGCATTGTGGGTAAAAATTACCTTATATTATATAATAATAAGAATTATGCTAAAAAGAAAGGTAAAGCAGACCCATTGGAAGCTGATACTGATGATGGTATATTAAATGAATTTGAGCGACAAGAAGTAAGAAACGAAAAAGCAGAATTCTTAGATCTATATATAGATCATATGGATAGTATATTACTTACAACCTTTAAAAAACCAGAAGATATAATAGTAGCAGATGCCATACTAACAATATTTAAAAGAAGAGAACATTTAGAAATATTTAATAAAAAAGCTATTTATATCTACATTAGAGAAATTACAGGTATGGAAACAACTATAATAACTAAAGTAGTTAAAATTATGAAAGGTATTTTTCATAACTGTTATTCTGGATATCTTGAAAGAGGATATATTTATCGTCATGAGTAACCCATTAGATACAATAATATTTGACGGTAAAACAGCGTCAGACGTATTTAAAGAGATATATGGTAATAGTAAAAAAAAGGATAAACAAATAAATTCCTTAATTTCTGAATTAAAACCATTAATTCAAAACATTGGTGATGCTCCTGTAGTAGTTCCTCTTATTAAAGAATATTTAGAGGTTAGTGTAAAAAATGATGAACATCTTATAAAAATGATGGCTGTTATTCAGAGATTACAAAATAATGCTGCTTCAGGTGGTGGTGATTCATTATTAACAGATGAAGAACTTAGACAATTACAAGCAATAGCCGAAGAAGTAGCAAAAGATGAGCCTAAGGAATAATAAAAACAAAGGTAATTTAGTAGGTAATTCTGGAAATCCTAAAAATCAAAACCCAACTAAAAGGGTTGTTGACATAATTCTATCTCCTGATCATAAATCTTATAACAGCCCTGAAGATATAGGTGTTATATTTTTTGTAGAAGTTGGTTTTAATCAAGATTATACTGATTCTACTACTCTCCCTTCTGCTAAACCTTTAAATAAAAACAACTTTACTTATCCTACAATTGGGGAATTAGTCCAGATTATAGAATCAACTAGTAATGATATATATAATGATTTAGAAGGAGATATTAGTACTACAACTAATTATTATACCCCTGCTATTAATATCCATAATAATACTACTAGTAATGCTTTGCCTTTAGAAAAAGATTCTAGAAAGTTAAGACCTAAAAGAGAAACTAATGTTAGATCTTTTGAATTTAAAAAAGAATTCAAATCACCTAGTAGAGAAACAGCTAAAAAACAATTAGATAATTATTTAGTTAGTCTAGGATATACAGGTAGTAATGACCCCAATGCCCCATTATATAATCTAACCCAAACAGCAAATGGGAATTATATTTTTAGATTAGATGATTCACAAGATAATGAGCAAGCTGCTACAAAATTAGGGAATTATTTTAAAGAAAACCCTGAATTAAGACCTTTAATTCCAAGTGAAGGAGATTCTATTATGGAAGGTAAAAATGGACAAAGAATTCGTTTTACTACTACGGGACCAACGGGGACTAATGCTATAAGTAATAATGTAACAGATATCCCAGATGATGGAAACTCTAGTATAGGAGATAAAGCTATGGTTCTTAGTTTAGGAAATGGGTCTCAAGAAAATGTAACTAATGATGCTGCTTCGATTTATATGCTTGAAAATCAAAATATTCCTATAGATACAACTTCTACTAATATTGATTCTTTAAATTCAACTTATACTCCCATTTCTAATCCTTTAGAAGAAATTAGTAAAAAACCTGTAACTATAATACCTCAAACTTTACCAGAGCAAGAATTACAAATCCAAAATATTCAATTTAATATTGATGTTCCTATTATTGATTCTAACCCATTAATAGAAATAGAAACTACCCAATCTGTAGAAGAAATAGATCCAGTATTTGCTGCTTTAGATGAAGCACAAGATGAAGAATTATTAGTATTTAATGAAGAATCAATAGAAATAGGGGGAACTGAATTTGACCCTACAACTGATAATCAACCAGAAGTAAGTTATCCTAACCCTAGTGTACTAGAAGATCTCCAACCTGATGAAATACCTGTTGATGTTGATTATAAACAAATTAATATAGATGCTGAAAATAAATGGAGAAGGGGTACACAAGCCGTTTTCAAAAACAAAGTAGGAGCTTTATTAGTATTACCTCTACCTGACCGTAGTTTAACTATGGCTAAAACTACTCAACGAGATATTAAATATTTAATAATTCACACTGCTGGCTCTAGCACATCAACAACCCCCGCTAGTTTGATGAGGTTCTTTTTTAATGAACGAGATGGTAGTGGTTGGAAAACAGGAGGTTACCATTGGATAATAGATAGAAATGGTAATGGCACTAGGGTGTATTCGGACGATATAAGTACTAATGGTGCTTCTGGGATCAACTCTAATAGTATCCACTTAAATTGGATTGGTGGATATTCAGGACCTGGCGAACCATTAAATTTTAATATTACTAGAGGACAAATTAATACTCTTAAAAGATTAACCCGTAAATATGTTGAATTATATCCTGATATAAAAGTATTAGGACACAACCAATGTTCTAATAAACCTTGTCCATTATTTAATGTACCTAAATGGTGTGATAAAATTAACATATCAAGTGGTAATATTCTTGAAGAAACCCTTAACACAGGTAAAGGATTTTATGCCCAGTGGAATGGTTCTGATTTAGTTAACGAATCAAGTAGATTAGCAAACTTAGTAACATAATGGCAACTAATTTTATACAAGAAGACCAGTACGTAGGTAAACAAATATTAATTGATAGTGATCGATTAGTATTTAATGGTCGTGACGATATTGTGTTTTCGTCTAAAAATCTGTTTGTATTCAAAACAGATGGTGAATTCCATGTTAATAGTAGAAATGATATTTTTATTAATGGATCTAAAATTTACATAGGCCCCATTGAAAATGGACAAGATGTTAATATACCCGCGGTAAGAAGTAGGGAATTAAAACAAATCTTAACTGATTTAATTAATGCTTTAGACATGTTTTTTAAAGTTCAATACCCAATGACCTCAGGTTTAATGGGTCCTAATCCCGGTATTAATAATGGTTTAAATAAAGTTATTTTAAAAGACTTAGCTAAAATTAAGTCTAGGTTAGATGATATAGAAAGTAAAAAAGTATTCATTAAATGATTAATAAATTAGTAAATAATATTCTTAACCAAGCATCTTTTACTCTTTCTGATACTAAAGATCGAATTTTAGTTGTAGCTAAAAAAAGGGCACAAGAAGAAACTATAACTAATATCCCTTCACCCCAAGATTTTAAACAACAACTAGAAGGATTAGTTTTAGATTCTCCTAATGCTCTTCAAAAAGCTGAACAAACTTATAATAAGTTTAAAAATTTTTTAGAAAAAGCTATAAAAAAATTAGAAGGAATAAAAGAAGAGTTAGAAGCTATTAAAGCTAGATTTAATTCTATAAGAAACAATTTTGAAAATTTAAATGAAATTACAAATATTTTTAGTGGTGTAATTAACACAATAAAAGGATTATTACCTAATTTAGATGGGATATTAGCCTCCCAAGTAGCCCCTGTTATTAGTGGTACTGTGGTAATAAAAATAGGTGAGTTTAAAAAAAGTTTTAAGGATAAAATAAAAAATACTGAAGGAGTTATATCTAACTTAAATACTCCTGTTGAGTTTTTTATAGATGAAATAGATCAATTAGAACCTTTTGTAGACCAAGGTATTAATAATACCCAAGCTACTATAGATCAATTACAAGCATTATTAGATCAGCTAAATTCTATATATGGTAATTTTATTTTAAATTTAAATGATTCTGCATTAGGAGATAATACTAATGGAGATAATACTAGTAATAATCCTTTAGGGGAAAAAACCTTAGAAGAATATATAAAAGATCCTTCTAATTTAGATACTATAATTACTGATATAATATTACCATCATATAAAATATATTATGAAGTTAGAGAAAATGGCCCTGGTACCCAATTATACGAAACAGGTATAATAAACAATACAATAGACTAAAATAATTTATATTTATTAAAAACTAATAACGATGAAAATAAATGCATTCGAAAAAATAATTAGAAAAGTTGTGCGAGAAGAAATAGATCATGCATTAAGACGTGAAATAGCATTACTAAAAGAAGAGTTAGTTACCCAACCCACCCAACAGCGTGTAATAGAAACTACAAATAATACTCAAGAAATTGAAGATTTTAGAGCAAAATTAAGAGAACAAATACCACCTCCTAATTTTAATACAGGCAATAATACTCTTAATTCATTATTATCAGAAACTGCTGTAACTCCTACACCAGAACAAACATTTGCTGCTAATGATCCTGTAAATCAGTTTTTAAATAAAGATTGGAGTCCAGTAATGAAAGCAATTGAAAAGAAAAAAGAATTTAGACCCTAATGGCTATTAAACTACGTAAACCTGTTAAAATAGATCCTGTTGATATTAGTGAAAAAGTCGCAGTAGGGATACGTCTACCTTTTAATAAAAAAAAGATATTTGATTTAGATTATACTACAAAATTACATGCTAAATCTAAATTAATTAATGTATTATTAACTTCACCCGGTGAAAGATTATATAACCCAAATTTTGGAGTGGGATTAAAAAATAGACTTTTTCAACAAAATACCCCTATATCAGGCGATGAATTAAGAAATGTAATAACCCCCCAAATTGAACAATATATTCCTGAAATTACTATAAAAAATATAGCTCTTCAGGATGGTGGTTTACAAGGACATACTTTATTTGTAACTGTAAATTATAGTTTAAACAATAGTGAAGAAGAAGATTCAGTGGCCTTAAATTTTACTAATGACCCGAGTACAGCATCAACTACTGATTTAAATAATTATCTTAATCTTTAATAAAAAAGTATAATGGCATATTCAACAGCAAAAAATAATACTAAATCTGTAAGGTATTTAGATAAAGATTTTAATGATTTTAAAAATGCTTTAATTAATATGGCAGAGGTATATTACCCTGACTTATTAAACGATTTCACTGAAGGCAGTCCTGGAACTATGTTTATAGAAATGGCTTCTTATATAGGGGACGTTCTTTCATTCTATACAGATTCACAAATTCAAGAAGTATTTTTACAATATGCTCAAGAAAGAGAAAATTTATTTGCTCTAGCGTATAATTTAGGATATAAACCTTCTGTTACTACTCCTGCTATTGTAAACTTAGAATTATTCCAACAAATTCCTGCTAATGGTAATGGTAATCCTGATTGGAGATATGCCTATAAAGTAAAACAAAACTCAGACTTCTTACCCAATAATGGAAGTGGAATTAGATATATAATAGAAAAAGATGTAGATTTTGCGTTTTCATCATCTGCTGATCCTACAGAACAAACAGTTTATTCTTTAGATGCTGGACAGCCCGATTATTTTTTACTTAAAAAAACGGTTAAAGCTATAAGTGCTGATATTAAAACTGCTACTTTTAGTATACAAGGGGCTGAAAGATTTAAAACTATATCACTAGAAGATTCTAATATAATTGAAATCCAATCTATTACAGATTCAGAAGGTAATAATTGGACTGAAGTTCCCTATTTAGCCCAAGAAACTATTTTTGAGGAAGTACCTAATAATGAAGCATATGATCCTGACCTACCCCAGTATAATGGTCAAATCCCTTACTTACTAAGGACTAAAAAAGTGTCTAAAAGATTTACTACTAGATTTAAATCCAATAAAAAATTAGAAATTCATTTTGGAGCAGGATCAACAGGAGGTGATGATACTACTATTATTCCTAACCCAGATAATATTGGATTGGGTATTAAAGATGGTAGATCATTATTAGATAAAGCATATGATCCTTCAAATTTTTTATATACTAAAGCTTATGGTGAAGCCCCTTCTAATACTACTTTAACTATTAAATACCTAGTAGGTGGGGGAATCCAATCAAATACTAACTCAAACGTTATTAATAGAATAGGTAATGCAACTATAACTCCTCGTCAAGGTAATTTAGATTCTTCAGTTTTTAATACTGCTGTAGATTCTTTAGCATGCACTAATCCTGAACCAGCTTTGGGTGGTGGGCCCGGGGATTCAACACAAGATATTCGTTTAAATACTATAGCCCAATTTGCTGCCCAAAAACGAACAGTAACTAAAGAAGATTATATATTTAGAACATTATCTATGCCTGTTCAATTTGGAAATATAGCTAAAGCATATATAATCCAAGATAATCAAATTTCATTAGAAACCAATAAAAGGATAGCTAATCCTAATGCTCTTAATTTATATGTTTTAGGTTTTGATTTTAATAAAAAATTAGAAACCCTCCCAACGGCTGCAAAAACAAATTTAGCTACCTATTTAGAACAATATAGAATGTTAACAGATGCTATTAATATTAAAAATGCTTCTGTTCTTAACTTTAATATAGAATTTAATATTAGTGTTAAAAAAGGATTTAACAATGATTCAGTATTGATTAGATGTATTAATAGGCTTAAGGATTTCTTTAATATTGATAATTGGCAAATCAACCAACCAATTATAAAAGGTGATATAAATAATATTTTATATAATATTGATGGGGTTCAAAATGTAGATCAAATTATAATTAATAATAAACACGGCATTAATGATGGTTATTCCCAGTTTAAATATAATTTTGAAGCAGCTACTCGAAATAATATTATATACCCACCAGTAGATCCTGCAATATTTGAATTAAAATACCCTAATAGTGATATAATTGGTAGAGTAACTCGATAATTAATAACCATGGCACATTACTTCTTATTCCCTGAAAAAGACGCTACAATATACTCTCGTCCTACAAATCAAACCCTAAATACGGGGATTGATGAGATATTAACATTAAGAGATATTGAATCTAATACAGATACCAATTTTTATCCTAGTAGAATTTTAATACAGTTTAATACAACCCAGTTAGTTGATGTTATTAATAATAAAGCCCAAAGTAAAAATATTGTTACTGCTAGCTTAAAGTTATTACAAACTGAACATAAAGAATTAAGTGCTGATCAACATTTAGAAATTTATCCTCTTGCTGAAAGTTGGGTAAATGGTACAGGTAGATTAAACAATATTCCACAAATTACTGATGGAGTATCTTGGAAATACCGCAATGGAAGTGAAAATGCAATCAAATATAATGCTATCGGAACGTATTGGAATACTGCCAGTTTATCTGCGGGTACTACGGGAAGTTGGATAGATGATGCCCCAGGAGGTGGTGTATGGTACACAGGATCTACTTTTGAAGTAGACAGGAGTTATGGGTATAATGATGAATTAGATATATCATTAGATATAACATTACCTGTTTTAAAACATTATAGTGCTAGCAATAATTCAGCAACTTACCCAAACGGTATTACTAATAATGGATTTATATTAAAACGTTCAGGATCACAAGAATTTACTGCTATAAATGATGGAGAATTGAATTTTTTCTCTATGGATACTCACACAATATATCCTCCTTATTTGGACATTGCATGGGATGATTCATCCTATGACACAGGATCCGCTACTAGTAATACAATTTTAAATTCAGGAGAAATATATGTAACTTTAAGAAATAATAAAGGTACATTTAAAAGTATAGAAGAACCTAAATTTAGACTTAATGTTAGAGAATTATATCCTACACGTAGATTTGTTACTTCTTCAAATTATTTGGACACTAAATATTTTACTAGTGAATCTTACTATTCTTTAATTGATTATGCTACTGAAGAAACTATTATACCATTTGGACCTACGTCTAAACTAAGTGCTGACTTAGAAGGTATGTATTTTAAGTTATATATGAATGGTTTACAAGAAGGAAGATATTATAAACTCTTATTTAAACATGAGAATAATGATGGTATAAGAGTATTTGATGAAAATTGTTACTTTAAAATAGTTAAATCATAATGGCTTCTCACAATACTAAATACGGAAATACTACTATAGAAGAAAATAATATTCCGTCTGATATTTTTCAATCTAGAAATAATACTTCTTTACCCCCTATTGTAGATGAAGAAAATCCAGTCCCTCCTAATTACGACGGGGATATAACATTTACTAGAACTATATATAGTAAAAAAGAATTTAATAATAAAAATAATATATCTTTTGAAGAATTAAATAGTACTAATCTTCCTATTGAAATTGATCAGTTTTTTAATTTTTATAATGAAATCTTTTTTGATATCCCTAAAGAAGGAGAAAATTCTCATACTACTATAATAGAAACTAGTTTAGATTATGTAGGCAGTTATAATAACCCACTTCAAGGTGTTGTAGATAATTTAAATAGTCAAATAAGTGAATTAGAAGGACAAATTTCAACATTAGAAGGTGAAATTGAAACTTTAGTCGCACAAATAGCAGATACTTTAGAAGGTCAAATTAATAGCCAACAAGCTCAAGCTGCATATGATGCTTATTTAACTCAAATAGGTGGCGATCCTGAAAATCCCATAATGACTTATAGTGATCTTCAAATAAGGGGAAATAATGTAGTAGGTTCCGATTTTGATGATAGTCGAGCAGGTAAAGATTTAAGACAAGCTTATGAAAAAGCTAAATCTAGTGGTCTTAAATATCAAAATAGAACTGAAGGTCAATGGAAAGCTGATGTTGAAAAAAGTTCATCTGGCCAAAGAACAGAAGATTTATTTGAAGCTATAGTGGATCTTAAAGACATCATTAAAAACAAATTAGCAGATTTAGACCCTAACTCATAAATGGCCATATTAAATACCCAAATAATAGAGACTTTAAATTCTCAAGATACAGAACAAATTTCTACTACACAGTTAATAAGAAATTTTGGGCAGGATAATGATTTTGTTAAACTTGAAATATTTGACCAACAAGGAAAATTATTACTTTTTGATGAAAATTTTAGAGAATATACTCCCTATTATAATTCTCCTGGTACTAGTGGTACACCTAAAGTAACCTCTATAGATATAGATTATGAACAAGTTCTTAAAGACTATGGATATAGTTCGGGAACTTATGTAATGAACTTTTCTTTTAGGAGAAAAATTTTAAATGTTAATAAAGATACTTTTATTATATCTGAAATTTCTCCTTCTAGAAGAGAAATCAGAATTACTCCTAATGGTATTACTCAAATAGATTTTGAAAACACTTTAAGTGTATTAAATAGTATATTAAATACATCTCCATTTATACGAGATATTAATTTAATTTCTGGCAAATCCTCTACTTTAGTATTAAATGCTATATTAAGCAGAGATAAAACTGGATTAATTAAATTATATAATCCTTTACCGTTTAATCTTTCTATAGGAAATTCTTTTAATATTATTGAAGAAATAATTAATCCTTTAGAAGTTACTGTTCAATTAGAACAAGAAACTTTAATTGATACTAGTATTGATATTGGTGTACCCAATTTTTCATTATCAAACGAAGATATATTTACAGTACCTAGTAGCCAAAAAACTTTTGATCAAATATTAAGTAATGGATCTATAAGTTCAAGTTTTAATAATGTACAAAATTTATTAAGTGGTAGCGAAATTAAAGTTGATTTAGAATTTGATAACCCTGACACATCTACAGGATATCATTTTGAAAATTTTATTCATTTTAGTTCAGCAACTGAAAGATTAAGTAATTTTAAATATAAATTAGAATTATTAGAAACATATTCGGGTTCGTTAGCAAAATTAGATAATATCACAGGAAATATAACATCGTCTACCTTTGTAAGCGAAAATAAAAACATTATATTAAATAAACAAGATAGGTTAATTCAAGGTTTTGATTACTATGAAAGATACTTATACTATGAATCTGGAACATATGCATGGCCTAAAACAAGTAATACTTTACCATACACAAATGCTAAAGTAAATTCTGCAGCTGCCTTATCTTGGTTTGGAGCCCCCGTAAGTGATTATAATAACACATATTACGGAGGGCAAATGTTGAGTGCTTCTAAATATGATGAAATTAACCAACATAGTTTAGTAAATACTATCCCACCTCATATTAAGGATAATACACAAAATGATAAGTATATCCTATTTGTTGAGATGATAGCTCAACACTTTGATGGTATTTGGGCTTATATAGATAGTATAACGGATATAAATGAAGCACATAGTGGATTAAAAGATGGTATATCAAAAGATTTAGTATTAAACCAACTAACTTCAAGAGGTATAAGTGCATATGATCAATTTTCAAATTCATCTCTATATGAATACCTTATTGGTGATGATGGAACAGGAACATTTGAATATAGTCCTACTGATGGGTCAACTTTAATTTCTGCTTCTAATGCCCTTATTCCTAAAGGAGATATTGCAAAAGAAATTTGGAAAAGATTATATCATAATTCATCATACCTTTTAAAAACTAAAGGTACTGAACGTGGATTAAAAGCATTAATTGCTTGTTATGGTATCCCTGAAACTGTATTACATGTTAAAGAGTATGGTGGTCCCTTAGTAGACAAAACAGGATTTAGAACATTTAGCTATCAAAAAGAAAGCCAAATGGTATCTAATGAAAATTCCCCTTCAAATAGTTATGATTTTGCTGTACTTAGGGCTACTCGATTTTTTGATGATATTGCTTGGGGTTCAAACGCAGCGACACCTAAAAGTGTCCAAGTAAGATATTTACCTGATAATAATTTCAAAACAGGAACCCAAACAATCCTAACTACAGGAACTAGTGGTAATGGTAAAGTAGCTATTCAAATATCTCAAAGTATAAATAATGATTTATACGAAAGTGGGTCATTTGCACATTTACTTATAGTAACTGGTAGTTCAGAAGATACTTTAGCTAATTCAAAAGTAGTATCTAGTTCATTAGTTCCATTTTTTAATGGTAAACCATGGAATATAAGTGTTACCTATGACCATCGAAATACCAAGAACATAACAGCTTACGCTACCCAAACTACTTTTAATAAAAACACCTATGTAGCTTCATGTAGTTTAGATGCTGAAGATTATTTTGATTCAGTTATAGGAAGTACGAATGAAACTTTATTTGTTTTACCTCTTCGCGAAGATTTAACTTTTATAGGAGAAAGTGATGGAGGTGAAAAAATAGGATACACAGGTTCTATACAAGAACTTAGAATATGGAGAGAAGTACTTAATGAATCTACTATAGTATCTCAATCTTTATCACCTTTTAATTATAACGGTAATTCAGTAAGTTCTAGTTATGAACAATTATTATATAGAGTTCCATTAGGGTCTATATCAGATCTTACAGGACCAAGTTTTGATGTCAGTGCTGGGCAAAATAAATTAAACCATGCCCCTAACTTATCATTAAATGAATTTGGAGTTAGTAATATATTTTATTATCCTGGTAAAACAGTTTCAATAGAAGAAACCCACCATTTAACTACACCAGATACTGTAGGCTCAGGAATGGTATCAGATAAAGTTAGAATTGATAATGGAACATTTGATGATAATTTCTTAGATCCATTTATCTCAGTTGAAACATCACCACAAGATAGACAACCATTAGATTATTCAGATTTAGGTGTATTTTTCTCGCCAACTTTTGAAGTTAATGAAGATATAATTTATACTTTAGGTGGATTTAGGTTAGATGATTATATTGGTGATCCAACACATTATA